CGAAGAATAGGAAGGTTGCAAGCCGAGAAAATGGAAACACAATTTGGTTTATCTTCAGTCTGGCTTCTCACCGGTGAGGGCCCGATGCTGAGAACAGCATCCGAAGCCACACCACGGACAGACCTGAAGCACACAGGCGTGAGACTCGTCTCACAATACGCCTACGCAGGATACCTCACAGGATACATGGACGAGACTTACATGGCGCAACTGCCTGTCATCGACTTCACACCCGACAGAGAAATGACAGGAAACTACCTCGCGTTCGAAGTAAGAGGAGACTCCATGGACGACGGCTCAAAAGAAGCTTACGTCGAGGGAGAACTGCTCATCTGCCGAGAGGTCGAACCACACCTCTGGCGAGAGTCCAGACTGCACTTCAACAAACGAGACTTCGTCATCGTGCACACCGAAGGAATACTCATCAAACGCGTCATAGCACACGACGTCGCAAACCACAACATCACCATCCACTCCCTCAACCCACTCTACCCCGATCGCGTCATCGACCTCGCCGACGTCCGCCAGATCTTCTCCGTCGTCGAGTCCCGAAAACAACGCTCACGCTGAGAACATAACAACGGAAAAACACTATATTTGCAAAGACCAACTACTAAAAACATAAAAATCATGAAAAAGGCATTTACTTATTTTGCAATGATCGCACTCATGTTGTCCGTATCCTGTTCTAAAGACGACGACGGAGGCAAAGCAATGATTAGTCTGTCCGTGTACTACCACAACACTGGAGGTGAAAGCAAGTTGGACACCGACAGTTATTGTTGGTTCGGGCTGTTTGATTGCAAACAATCTGATATTAGTTCCAACACCGCAGACGTGTACAATATCGCAGACAAAAAAGTCGTGACACTGAAAGACGGCACTACAATACAGCCGAAATACAAAGTTTCGACTAATATCGGAACAACTCATCTTGAAGACATCGAATACGGGAAATACACAGTCGTAGTTTGTTGCCATCCCGGCTCAAGACCTATGAGTTCTTACTATCACTATTATGGGGCAAAAACCGTAGTGATAGACAACCCAGCCGGCAATGTTGTCCATTTCGATTTTGAATTAGGTATGGACAAATATGGCAAACTCATTAATCAATAGCCCATTAATCTTCTCCGTCGTCGAGTCCAGAAAACAACGCTCAAGATAACAACACACCCACAAACATCACCCCCCCCGCCATGGGCGACCACCTCACACAAAAAACAACAGAACATGACCAAGAAAGAAGCAATACAACTCTTCGGAGAACGAAAGGTACGAACCGTATGGGACGACCAAGAAGAAAAATGGTACTTCTCCGTCGTCGATGTCGTCGCCGTATTAACAGACAGCCCCAACCCACAGACATATTGGCGCGTATTAAAGAACCGACTGAAAAAGGAGGGAAATGAAACCGTTACAAATTGTAACGCTTTCAAACTACGAGCCGCCGACGGCAAAATGCGCCTTACCGATGTCGCAGACACAGAGCAGCTCTTCCGCATCATACAAGCCATACCCTCACCCAAGGCCGAACCATTCAAGCAATGGATGGCGCAAGTGGCAAGCCAACGACTGGACCAAATGCAAGACCCCGAGCTGAGCATCGACCAGGCCATCATCGACTACAAGCGGCTCGGATACTCCGACAACTGGATCAACCAGCGGATCAAGAGCATCGAAGTGCGAAAGGAACTGACAGACGAGTGGAAACGCACCGGAGTCCAGGGACAGCAGTACGCCACCCTCACTGACATCATCACCAAAGCATGGAGCGGATTCACCACCAAGCAATACAAGGGCTACAAGGGACTGAAGAAAGAGAATCTGCGCGACAACATGACCAACCTCGAGATAGCACTCAACATACTCGCGGAGGCATCCACCACCGAACTGTCCAAGCAGCGCGACCCGAAAGGGTACGGTGAGCAGGTACACGTGGCCAAAGAGGGAGGAAGCGTGGCGAAGGCAGCGCGCGACCAGCTCGAAAGTAAGCTTGGGCGATCTGTCATCTCGAAAGAAAAGGCCAGCGACTACCTGCCGCCTAACAACACCGCAGAGGAAACAGAGAACGACGCGGAAGCCTAAACCGCAACCTCACGGAATCTGACAACACAATCACACCTACGCGCACGCGAAGCGATCATTGACTTAGTGAGACTACCGTCCTCTTATTTAATTTTTTCGGCAAATTGTTTAATAAATCAATATTTTATTATACTTTTGCCATGAATTTTTTAATAAGAGATATATGAAGAGTTTTCATGCAGGAGATTATGTCAGCCAAGGGTGGTACAATAGCTACCATCCAAATCCCATAAACAGGAATTGGCTTATTGACGACATGGAGATAATCAATCTGTTAAGCAAGGCTGATAGGGTTGTCGGCAGACTTGATATGTTTTCTGAATATGTGCCGAATATTGAATTGTTCATAAGCATGCACGTTTACAAAGAAGCGACAAAGTCTTCCAACATTGAGGGAACACAGACTAAAATGGAAGAAGCACTCCTTGATGAGGAGGATGTTCCGCTCGACAAACGTGATGATTGGGCAGAGGTACAGAATTATATAATGGCAATGGATGAAGCGATTGGCCAACTCCAAACCCTTCCTCTGTCTTCGCGCCTGATACGTGATACGCATAAGTTACTGATGAGCGGGGTCAGAGGCAAGAATAAATACCCTGGAGAATACAGAAGGTCACAGAACTGGATAGGTGGTACAAGTCCGACAGATGCTGTTTTTGTTCCTCCTGTATTTGGTGAGATACCAGAGCTTATATCAGATATTGAGAACTTTATACACAATCCTTTGTGTGATTTGCCTGATTTGATAAAAATCGCCCTCATACATTACCAATTTGAGACTATCCATCCTTTCAGCGATGGCAATGGGCGTGTCGGGAGGCTTTTGATTACATTGTATCTTGTCAGCAGAGGTGTCCTTAAACGCCCCATCCTTTATCTGTCAGACTTCCTTGAAAGCCATAGGCGGAGCTACTATGATAAGATTATGGGAGTAAGGTTTGGCGATGATGTGGCCAGCTGGGTGAAGTTTTTTCTCGAAGGAGTAATTGAGACCGCAGAGAAAGGCACGAATGCCCTTAATGACATTATGATTCTTCAAAGAGAATACGAAGAGGAAATAAAAGGAATGGGCAGCCGTTCTGCAAATGCCCTCAAACTAATAGATTCTCTATACCAAAACCCCCTTGTCGATATAAAAAGGGCGGCGTTAATAATCGGACAATCATTTCCAACAGCAGGAAACTTGATAGAAAACCTTACCCGAAAAGGAATACTTAAAGAAATAACAGGAGGGAAAAGGGGCAAAAAGTATGTTTTGTCCAAGTATATGAATATATTTTTGAAATAGGATAGACATAGTGCATATTTCCCACAATCACTCCAAGCGGTAGTCCTCACAAGGCCTGCCGCTTTTATTGTGCGCTGAAACGAAACAAGCAACGATATGCAGACAACAGACAGCCAGCAAGTGATCAGACGCTTCTTCGAGGCGCTACAACGCCTCAAGGCCGACAAGAAGATACGAGGCAAGCAGACATTCACCAACCGACACGGCATCAACCGCTGGAACATGAACACACTCGAGAAAGACCCGGGCAGAGACATCTTCCAGGCAGCATGGCTCTCATACCTCGTCCAGGACTACGGAGTGTCACCGGAATGGCTGCTCACCGGTCAAGGGGACTTTTACTCGGTGACTCAGAACCCTCCGAAGGACTGAGCACCGACGGAATCATCGACACAGCGGCCTGCTTGGCCTTGTCAAGCACCCTGGCGTACAGCTGCGTCGTCTGCACTTTCGTGTGACCCAGCAGCTTCGACACCGTGTAGATGTCAGCACCCACATCCAGCATCATCGTCGCGAACGTGTGGCGAGCGCAGTGGAACGTGATTTCCTTGTTGATGCCCGCACGAAGCACCCACAGCTTGATGGCCGTATTGGTGCACGAAGGAGAGTGCAGACCAGTGAACACATGGTCATCAACGCCGCCACGCTCGCCCATCAGAGCGGCAGCCTCACGAGTGATGTCCAGGTACTCCTGACCGCCCGTCTTCTTCTGCCTGAAAATGATGCGCGTGAACTCACCCTGCTCATACACGTCGCCCCACGTCAGGCGCACCACGTCGCTCCTGCGCAGACCCGTCAGACAAGAGAACAGAAAGGCAGCCTTGATTCCCGGATAGTCACACTCCGTACCGGCAAGCCTCCTCACCTCATCTACCGTCAGGTACATCCGCGTGCCCTCCTCAGCCTTGAAGCCATCCACACCACGAGCGGGGTTGGAAGCAAGCACTCCCTCCTCGACAGCCTTGTTCAAACATGCCCGCAGCTTGTTGAAATACGACACCTTGCTGTTCTGAGACAGAGGCCTGTCCTTGATCTTGTCGCGGAAGTCATGCGACCAAGCGCAGGCCTCCCTGTCCAAGTAGTCCCTGAACCCCTGGACCCAACCCTGAGTGATCTCGGCGAACGTGATGCCCTCGCGCCTCTCATACTTCCTCAGATGGTGGTAACAAGAGTACCAGTTGCCCCAGTTCCCGCGACTCTCGGCCCCCAGGCGCTTCTCGCACATCGACCTGTAGTAGTCGAAGAAGCGGACATCCGACGAACGGCTCACGAAACCGTACTGGCCGTTGCGCAACTCAACCACACGCTTCGCCCTCACCGCCTCAGCCAACTGCAGCGTCTCGCGGTTCTTCTCCTTGTCCTTGCGTGTCCGCTCCGGCACAAGGTACATCCTCAGGTACTCATACGTGCGTCTTCCGTCCACGTAGATGTCGAGGTAGAGACTGATGTTCCCAGAAGGCATACTACGCTGCCTCAGCCTCACAGGTTCCTTTGACTTTCCCATAACTTCTGTTGTTTATTCTTGTTGTTCGTTTTTGTTGCTAATCAAAATCCCAGCAACAAAATAACAACAAATCAGCAACAAATCAAAACAATTCACAAAAAATAACGCTTGTTTACCCGACTTACCTAAAAGTCTGATAAACAAGCGTTATTTCGCAGCGTTTATATTTGTCTTATACCTGACTTAACAGGTCGCCAACTCGACTTATTTTCCCTTCCAGAAGTTCTCAAGCTTCTGCTGCTTTTCGAGCTGTGCTTTGTACTCGGCATTG